TTTATCCTCCTTTTTGTGATATGCCTCATACCTCAATTCATAATCTTCAAGATAATCATGACCAATATGATTATCAAAACTGACTGCAAGAGCATCAGAAAGAATTGATGGAATAGCATCAGGTGTTTTCTTATTGTCCCCACCATCTGCGATAGAGATTGATTCAAGAAGAGCAAGATAAATTGCCCTATCCCTACACCATTTCTCAGTGGTATTAACTAACCACTCAAACTCTACTACATCTGCATCCAAACAACTAATCAAATGAGAAATCTCTTTGTAAGATTCCTCATTGATATCCTTACGCTTTTCTACTTCAATATTCAGAATTTCTTTTGTTGGAGTTTGATTATATTCAGTTACAAAGGAAAGAATTTCATCAAACACAACTTTGTACTTAGAATCTTCAAAATATTCTTTCTTAAGGAAAGGAATAACTTTCCTAAGATATTTCTCATCATTAATGAGATTTTTCAGAACCAAAAATTCAACTTTATCCATCAAACATCAGAACCATATGAAAACTCACTTTTTGCAATTTGATCCAATTGCTGCATTACTTCTTCAGTAAAATATACCTCAGGTTCTTTTAGAATCTGTTTAGCATAAAGTTTCTTACCATCAATTTCATAGCGTCCTGCTACATTCTTCCAAAGTCCACCAATCTCACCGAGTTCAAGAAGACCATAATATCTATCAAGACCACGCTCATCGTAATAAAGACGTACCTCAACTTGCTTGTTCTCCTTACTCAAACGCGACTTAGCAGTCTTAGCTTTGATAATATTGCCGACCACTTCTGTTCCATCTTTCTCTTTCTTTTTGCTGAGATAAATGATCGTGCTTGCTGCGTACTTGAGTCCAGAACCTCCACCCATTTCTTTCGTTGGTACATAAGCTCCGATGACATCGTATGTATGATTTGTGACAATGAGCGGAACATTTGCTTGACCTAGTTTTAGGGTTAACATTCGGAACGCACCTTTAATAAGTTGGGATTTAGTCATATCCCGAACTTCCTTTTCATTCAGTGCGTCAGTAATCTCTTTAGTTGTAGAAAGCATACCCAGAGAATCCAATACAAACATACACGGTTTGCGGTCTTCTACTGGTGCCTTCAAATACATATCTACTGCTTTGAGTGCCTTTGTACGAAACTCCTCAATAGTAACAACGTTAACAACAACCAGACGAGTAGTATCAATTCCACGGGATTCAATTAGAGATTTGGTAATAGCAGCCTCAGTGTCAAAATAGAGGCAGTAACCATCAGGATTGGAATCAAGAAAATTCTTAACCACAGCGAGAGAGAAGAAAGTCTTTCCAGTAGAAGACTCTCCAGCAATAGCAGTAATCTTATTCCCAGATACACCACCAAATACACTACCTGAGACCAGTGCGTTAAAAATATAACTACCGGTATCGACGTAAGTTTCCGTTTCATCAATGTCTGACGCAAGTTTTGTGAAGTCATCACCGATCTCTTTTACAATATCTTTAAGAAAATCCATTAGCTAAAAAATGATTCAAGGTTTACTGTTTTCTCCATCTTCCACCCAATAGCATCTAGGATTGTTTTAAGTGGTTCAAGAAATGCCTTTTCAAATTGTAGGTCATAATCAATATAACTGTCAACTCCAAGTTCCTTAGGAAATTCAGAGATGAAAGAAATCACATTTTCATATATAGGGTTTGGTTTTTTCAAGTAAACAAACTTAATTTTATCACCATTGTTGATTAGTGAATACTTATTGGTCAGTTTCTTTTCCTTAATCTGATGATTGAAAAGGAGCGCTCCCCTCACATGAATTGGAGTCCCCTTGATGTAAATTGTTGAACTTGCTTTGTACTTATTAACATCTGAGACTGACCTTGGAAAAGAAATATCTTCTGGAGGAAGTTTTCTAAACTTAGTTCTACAATTATCAATGTAGTCAATAACATCATCCTCAGTTGCGCTCATCATCAACTTGAGAGCATCTTTAATCATCTTACGACAAGGTGCTGGTGTTGATGATTTAACTGCCTCAATACCCATGATCTTGAGTTTGGGTTCTTCATACCTAACACCCTCACTGTCCCAAACATTAAGAATGTATCTCTTCTTGGCAGTCCAGATACCACGATCAGCAACATTCTCTCGCTTCATCTGCATCTTTTGGTCATATGCATTGAGATACGACGCAAGTTTCTGATAACTGGATTCGATGAACGGTTCCAACTTATCTTTACAGACTTGATCCAAAATTGTAACAATCTTGCCCTTGTCGTCAACTTTATTACCAAAAAATTTATCAACAAGAGGTCCAAAATTAAGATAGATTGAATCAGTGTCAGATGCAATGACATAATCCACATCTTCTGTTTTTAACAGATTATTTAGATACTCATTCACCCTCATCTCAATCCATCTAATACTAACTTGACCAGAAAGTGTAATTGCTTCTGCGTTAGCAAGTTTATAATATCTAAAATATTGATTACCAATAGCACCATAAGCACTGTTGAGACAGATCTTACGAACCATCTGAAAGTTATTGAACTTTGCAATATCTTTCACAGTTTGATCCCTAAGGGCAAGCAATTCTTTATCAGAGAGTTTACTATAGTCTTTATCAGACTCAATAATCTTTACCTCTGGTCCTTCACCTGCACCACCGATTAAATACCCAATAAGTCCCTCCAGCACATAGCATCTCTAAAAGCACGATAGCACGAATTCAATTTTTTATCAAACGTGGAAACTACTTCAATCCCCTCTTCTTCAATTCTGCTTCAATGTCAACAAGTTTTTGCTTAGACTTAAGCATCTGCTTTTTGAATGCCTTCCTTTCAGCATACATCTTTTCCATCAATTCTGGAAGAAACCCTCTCTTTTCTTTACTATACATTGCACCATTGGCACAAACTGCATAATCACTATACATTTCAAAGGTTAACTTCTCATTGAGAATCTTTTCTACAGTTACAGATGGATGCCTATCTTCCTGCAAAGTTTCAGGAGAGATGTTGTATTGCATCATAAGGTGGGGATACAGGGAGTTAAGGTCAAAAGACACCACCCAATCATATACTCCTGGTTTTGGTTCTTTTACATATGCTCCAGCAAACTTATCACTCTTATCACTTGCATCTTTTGGAGGAATTACAATGTTTCTCTTTTTTAGATAATTGTAGATAATGGTATCCCATAACCTAACCTGAAACATTGGATCTACAAAGTTTACCTTTGCATCAAATGCCATAGTGATTACAAGTTCAATCAGTCGAAGTTTATCCTCCAACCTATCAACAAGTTCCACGTCAATGATGTTATAGTCAACAAACTTTTTCCAATTTCCACGATAGAAATCTTTGAAAGTATCAAACTCAGAGTGATCTAGTTTTTTCTGCCCCAGTTCTACTTGTGCAATGTAATCCAGTCTATATGACTCTTGATTCACATAAGTAAATTTCTTATAGAGTTCAAGATAATCAAGAGTTGTGATACCAGCAACATCAAAGATGTTAAACTTTCTTCCAGAAATAGTGATCTCTTTTCTTGTAGTCAAACCCCAAGGAGAAAAGTTCTTGAGTTTCTTTTCTCCCATGATCCTATCAATACGACCACAAAGATAAGGAATATCATAAAGACGAACATTCCATCCAGTAATCACATCAGGATAATCAGTTGACCAATAATCAAGAAAAGAGTTGAGCATATCTACTTCATTTTCATAGTAGAAATACTTCACATTTTCTTGAGATGGTGTATAAGGTTTCCTTCCCCATGTAGTGATTTGTTTTGTTGCATAATCCTGAATAGAGATTGTAAGCATCTCTTCAGAACAATGATCTGGATCTGGGAATCCTTCTTCAGATGCAACCTCAATATCAATGGTCACAAGTTTCATCTTTTTGATGTCAAACTTGATCTCATCATCAGGATATTTGTCTGAAATATATTGGTAGATGAATCTCTCATTGCCATAGATTTTGAATCCATCTACACCATCATACTTACTGTAAAATTCTTTACAGTCCCTTACTGTTCCTGGTTGAATTGCTTCTACATATTCACCTTCAAGTGTTTTGTACTTTGATTGTCCTTTAGCAGGAACAAACAAAGTGGGAATATAGTCGTCTTTATATTGAACTCTCTTCCCATTTTCATAACCACGGACAAGAAACTTGTCCCCAACCATTTGAACATTAGTATAGAACTTCATTCCTTCAGGAGATTTTCGTACTTTTCAACAAACTTACTATTGGGATCCATAATTGTCAAGATTTTATCAGAATGAATCATAAACTCATTCTGATTTGTGAGATCAACAAACCAAGGAATCAGTTCTCCAGTTTGCTGATTAATCACAAATGGTTCAGTCAGTTTACAATCTGGTTCACCAAGATCAGAGGGCACTTCTTCAATCTGACTCAGAATCAGAGAGTTGTTCATCAGAACTAATACTTTGAGTCTTTCTTTTTTCATAATTTTCAATTCCCTTTTCGTACATTTCTTTAAGTTGATCAATAGGTTCTGTGATGGTAACCACCCAATCTGCAACAACAGGGATCATCTCATCTTTACTAAGAGGAGACCATGGCGTCAATTGCATTTTGAATGGGGATCTATTATTTCCATCATCCTCAATCTTTTCACCATACAACCTAACCCTACATGGATATTTCAAGTAATACCCAACTACTTTTTCATTTTCCTGATTAATTCCTTCTTTGGATGATCCAGGAACTACCATTTCATGGACATCTGCTACCACGTCCTCACCGGACTTAAGAACCAAAAGTTTTACAGCCATACTTACATTGTACCTCCTAACTATTTTAGCATGAAAAAAGAGAGGTATCAACTGGTTTGTGCCAGTTGCCTCTCTGTGCGCCGACGATATTCAATTATATTTAGATATAATCCTTACGTGCATGATGCTCTGGAACTACTTTTCCAAGGACGATTCTGAGGAGTCCGTCTTCAAAGGTGACTTCTCGTACCTCTGTGTCGTCGGATAAAGTCCACGCTCTTTTAAAACTTCTGCTAGCCACGCCCTTGTGGATAAACGTCCTGTCCGATTCTGTATCAGATTTTTGTCCCTCGACAAAAAGTTTTCCATACTCCGTGTACGCATGAACTTCCTCCTTCTTAAATCCAGCTAGAGCAATTTCTAAGTGAGATTCCACATTATTTACCTGAATAAGATTGTAAGGTGGATAATTTGTTGTAGTTTCATGAAGATTAAAAATACTGTCAAAATATCCTTCCATGCCAATACTATACTTATTGATCCTATCCATCATTGCAGACAGATCAGACGCAGTATACCTTGAGAGGTTAGTCATTATAGTAGCTCCTTTAAAAGCGAGTTTGTGTTGTGTGGACCCTTTCGGCATCCAATACTAATTATACGAAAAATCGTAAAAAAAGGAAGTGTAGAAAACCACACTTCCTTTAGGGTGTTCCGACTTTTGTAGAGTGCCGCACGAATGGCACAAGACTATTTATTCAGCTTCTTGAATTTTTCCCTTTTTGCCAATGTTATATTTTTGTTCCAAGGTCCACTCATTCTTATCCTTATAAGGAAGAACTTTGATCTGGTTCAAGGGAGCAATATCTTGAATTGATTCCCCATTGACCACATCAATCAAACCCCAATCAACAAGAAGACGGGTGATTCTATTTCTGCGTTGCACATCATTAATAGTAAGATTTGCATACTTGCCATCAAGTGCAAACAGTTCTTTAAAATGTACAATGTAATACTTTCCTTGCTTATGCAAGATGTGGCAACTTTGGTACAGCTTCTTTTCCTTACGAGATGCTACACCAATACGAGTTAAAGTCTCACGAACTTTCAAAAAGTCATCAGGTTCATTTAACTTCACCTCTACCATTTGGTCTTGAGACCAATTAACCTGAGGTTCAATAGTCTGTGTCATTTCTTTCCACCAGTGTCAAGTCGTTGTTTGATAAAGTTTATTTGTTCATTAGATAAAATTTTCAGGGCTTGAGTTGCCTTTTCATTACTATATCCATAGTAACGTTTCACAATCTCTAAATCTGAGATCTTATCTTTCTTAATCCAAGGAGAAAATCTCTTCCTCTTTCTCAGAATATTTATATAAAACTCATATTGCATGTCCTTATCTAAGAAATGATACTTGTTCATTTCATTAACAAACATAATGCAATCAATGTGCCCAGACAAACAACGATTGATAATATATGGTGCATAGTCTTTCTTCAAAGATGGATCTTCTTGAAGAAGATTCTTTTTTGAAAAATTAATTGAATTCAACCAGTCTTTCAGTTCCATAACAAATTTTTATCATAATTGAATAGAAGCAGTTCCTTCCTTTTCTTTTGCTCCCTCATATACTCACCAACAGAACGTAGAGTATAGGTCAAATCAAACTCACCAGACTTCCAATTTTTAAAACGATCCTTTACAAGTTGATCAGAATTATAACTGATCAATTGATGCATATGACAAGAAGAGCAATCAAGAGCAAACTTATCGTGATCAAATCCTTTGTGCATTGATCCCTTAGGCCCATAGAGATTATCCTTAATATCATAAGGAGGGTCAAGATACACAAAAGCACCCATGTTTCCATCCATCAGATAATCATAGGAGTAATTAGTTATACGCCAATTAGAAATTATTTTTGAGTATCCAGGTAATTTTTCAATTCCTCTGATTGAGAAGTTAGAGATGGATGCTTGTTTTGAAAAGGATGAGGATTCTGTGAGACCAGAAAAAGAGCACTTATTAACAATGTAAAAGCAACAGGCACGACGAAAGGATTCAAC